CTGCTCTTAGAAGATACGTGTTTGTGTATGCAAGGTTGAATGGTTCAAACAGTGTTCCGCCTTCACCACCCTCTGTTCTAGATCCTACAGTTCTTCTGTTAATGTTTCTTACATTGATGATTTCGTCTGGAAGAATGTAAGAATTTTGATTTTTCTTCAACTCTAAAAAAGCATAAGATTCTTCAACAGCATTTGATGATCTCTGTCTAAATTTGTTGATCGCTCGCTCAAGTGCTGTTTGGTAGTGTTTAGGGTCTAATTCAACGTCAATCATGCCCTCACCGAGGTTATTTTTAACGTAATCGAATATCTCTTGTTGTCCTGTTTGTAGTTCTGACATACTCATATTTATAGCCTTTGCCTTGGCAATAAATATGTGTGATATGCCAAGATTATCCATTTTCAAGCCTGAAAAAGGCGCAGACTACAAATTTTTTGATCGTAACATCAAAGAGATGTTTACGGTGGGTGGGACAGATCTGCATTTCCACAAATACATCGGACCACATGATCAAGGGGATACCAACAAGGACGGCCCTGCATCTCCTAGTCAACCAAGGGTTACAGGTGCAGATCTAAACGAAACTACTATACAAGATCTGCTGTTTTTGGAGAATAGAGACAGAAAATATTCAGATGATGTTTATGTGGTGCGTGGAATTTACAACGTTCAAGATCAGGATTTTAATCTATCACAGTTTGGAATGTTTTTATCAAACGATACACTATTTTTAACTGTGCATATGAATGACATAGTAGAGAGAATTGGTAGAAAACCGATGAGTGGAGATGTAATAGAATTTCCTCACATGAAAGAGGATTATTCATTAGATGAATCAATACCAATAGCACTCAAAAGATACTATGTTGTAGAAGATGTTAACAGAGCGGCAGAAGGATTTTCACAAACTTGGTGGCCTCATCTACTTAGATTAAAGATGAAGACACTAGTTGATTCACAAGAATTTAGAGACGTAGTAGGTGATGCAACAACAACTGGATCTTTGGCAAGTTACATGTCTACTTTTAACAGAGAAAAAACTATCAATGATCAAATTGTTGCACAGGCAGAAGCAGACGCACCTAAATCAGGATTCAACTACAAGCAATATTATGTTGCACCTATCGATGAAAGAGGAAACATAAGGACTGATAATGTAAACACAGAGGCAGAGAGAGCCAGCAGTGATCAAAATGTCAATGCAGTGCTAGATACACCTGCAAGTTCTCACTATGGTTTCTATCTAGATGGAGACGGAGTTGCACCTAACGGCAATCCTGCCGGCTTTGGTATATCTTTTCCCACTAGTGGCGTTGATAAAAATGATTATTTCCTAAGGACGGATTATTTGCCTAACAGACTTTTCAGATATGACGGAACCAGATGGGTAAAAGTTGAAGATTCTGTTAGAATAACTACAACAAACAATGATTCAAGAGCAAACTTCAAAACAAGTTTTGTTAACAACACAACAGAATCAACAATAAATGGACTGACGGTTAAACAAAGGCAATCTTTGACCGATGCTCTAAAACCAAAGGCTGACAATTAAGAATGTTACACTTTTACGAAGGACAGGTTAGGAAATTTTTAACTCAATTCATAAGAATTTTGAGTAATTTTTCAGTAGAACAAGGAAAACGTAGTGATGGCACAGTGGATCTAAGGGCAGTTCCTGTGGTTTACGGTGATCCTACTAGGCAGGTTGCTAATATTATTAGGAACAATTCAGAAAATGCTTTACAATACACACCTAGAATTGCTTGTTATGTAAGGGATTTAAATTATGACAGGGAAAGAATGCAAAATCCTTATCATATAGAAAAGCAACATCTAAAAGAAAGGCGTGTGGACAGTGATGGCAATTACACAAATCAATTAGGTGCTGGATACACAGTAGAAAAGGTCATGCCATCACCTTTTAGATTAGAAGTTTCAGCAGATATTTGGAGTTCAAATACGGATCAGAAACTACAAATCCTCGAACAAATATTATACCTTTTTAATCCTGATTTTGAAATACAAAAAACTGACAACTACATTGACTGGACAAGTTTGAGTTATGTAGAACTTACAGGCACAACTTTCAGCAGTCGAACAATACCTGTTGGAGCAGACACCGAAATAGACGTGGCGACACTGACATTCAGTATGCCAATTTGGCTTTCACCTCCGGTTAAGGTGAAAAAACTCGGAGTAGTCCAGAAAATTATCATGAGCATATATGATGATGACGGAGGCATTGCAAAAGGACTGATAGATGGAGAACTTACATCAAGAAGTTACATTACTCCAAATAATTTTGGACTTTTAGTAACTGGCAATCAACTAAGATTGCTAGGATCAACAGGTACAAATGTCAAAAGTGGCGGAGACGGATTTTATTCTGGTGCTAACGCTAAAACAAGTTTAGATCCTTTTGACACATTTGGACCTGCTGTAAATTGGAAAGTACTGTTAGATCAGTATGGAAAAGTAACCAATGGAACTTCACAAATTAGACTTACTCAGCCAAACGGAAATGAAATCATAGGTACCATCGCTACTACTTCTCTAGATGATACTATTTTACTTTACACAATCGATTCCGACACAATACCTGCCAATAGTTTGACAGCCGTTAAAAAAATAATAAATCCTGCTACGTTTGATCCAGGCACACCCGCGAATGGTGACAGATACCTAGTGATAAATGACGTTGGAGACAGCACTGCAAGTTTTCAAAGTAGCACATGGGGAAGTTTAGTTGCTAAGGTCGGTGACATAATAGAATACAACAGTTCAACATCAAAATGGAATATTGCTTTTGATGCCTCTGATCCGGACAGCACAGAACATTATGTTACCAATTTGAACACGGGCATACAATACAGATTCAATGGCACCGAATGGGTTAAATCCTATGAGGGTGTCTACACGCAAGGCAATTGGACTATTGTGCTAGATGGTGGCGCTAGTGCAGGATATAATTCATCAATTGACGCGACCACTCCATAATTGCTATAATAACTTATGAAAGAAAACATAGTCTGTTCCGGCGCATTGTTCTATGCAACAAGCACAAAGCGTTTCTTGTTTTTACAGAGGACCGATAAGAAGACACAGGGCATGTGGGGTCTGGTCGGTGGTAAGTCAAAGTTTACCGAAAGTGCTTTTGAAGGACTCAAACGTGAAATTCACGAGGAAGTGGGCAACACTCCAAGATTCAAAAAAACAATTCCTCTCGAAATGTTCACATCAAACGATCAAAAATTTTTCTTTCACACCTACCTCATTGCTATAGATAATGAATTTATTCCTCAGTTGAATGTTGAACACTCAGGATATTGCTGGTGTGCATTTGAATGTTGGCCGAAGAATCTACACATGGGATTGAGAAATACCCTTAATAACAAAAGTATAAAAGGTAAGTTACAGACTATATTGGATCTAATTGTTTAACAATCTTGGATGTATTTTTTACCTGTTAATTTTTCAATATCTCGGATCATCTCTTCCATGTTTACTCTTACAGTCTTGCCTGTTTTTGTATTTCTTGAGAAGTACTCCCACTCACCTTGTTCGTTGTGAGGAGATATTTTAGTTACGTTACCCGCTTCGTCCCTTACGAATACTTCAGCACTTGACGACTCGTCCTTGGCGTATATGTGTGCTATATTAGTAGTGCCGGATGGATCTCCTGACAGCACACCCAGTTCCACGTGTCCCGTCACCCTCAAACTTGTATCATTCAGTAATTGTAAACTGTCAGATCTAAATCTACCTGAAATGTTGTTTGATCCGTTTTTCTTGAACGCAAATTCTAGTATACCATCCTCAGATCCATCAGATGCATCTAGGATCTTACCTGAAATTTTTGCATAGAGAACTTCTTGATCGTTGTCATTTTCGCCTTGGAATTTGATCTGCCCCAAGTAGTCTGCGTCTGCGACACTTGAACTGTTTCTCTTTAAATTAATTACTGGTCCTGCCGTGCTTGAATCCTCTGTTGTGGTGATATCTAATGCATCGCTTGTTGATGTGTTCGTGATTGATGCACCTGTGCTTGTGGTCTCAAAAACAGTTGTACCATAGTGTTTTAATTTTACTGCACCAGTAGATCCGTCTGCTACAACATATTCAGTTATGCCACCACTGCCGTCATCTGTGGAAATTACAACATCCTTGTCGTTGGCATAAGTCCTGATGTTGATATCTCCTGTGGTTTCCTGTATGTTTAGATTGCTACCTGTGTGCTTGATGTTGGCATCTTCGTCAGTACCAAATTTTAGTTCTGTTGAATCTGTGAAAGTTTTATCACCACTTATTGTTTGATCTGTGTTTGTAAGCACTTGGATATCTGTACTTGCACCAGCACTTGACCTTAATAAATTGACCCTGTATGCGTTGACTGTCGTACTAGCACCTGATGTACTTGCAGAACTCACAGTAACAGTAGAACCACTCAATGAGGCTGTGAATGACAGTTGGTCAGATCCTTTGGAAGATACAATCGGTCCCGATGACACATACGCATCTGTACCATCACTAACAACAAAAACCTCACTCACACTTGCCG